CTGATACTTGCTCAAAAGGAACTTTGATCTTTGGTTCATTAAACCACCAGTTGCCTTCAGTTTCAACCGACAAATTATCGTCAGTCAGCACACATTTGTAATGTGCATGGGTGATTAGCCCATCAGTAGCTGAAATCTTAGAAATAGACCATTTGTAGTTCATGTTAGTTCAGCAAAAGGATGTTATTCGGGATGTATTCGACCAAAACCCAGTTTGTGCCATTAGAAACCAAGGTGCATTTGTCACCAGCAATAGCGTTCAAAATGGCTGTGCCAGCAGAGCCACCAGCAATCGGCACAACATTAGAAGATGCCGAAACCACCGTGTAGGCTTGGTAATTGATGATATTCAACACACGGCCCGAATAGCTGGATGCTGTGGGCAATGTCAGCGTCAGAGTGCCAGCATAGTTGTTGATAACCCAAACGTCAGTCGCCGCCACAGAATAAGTGCTTGCAGCTACCGTCACGGGGGCAGAGCCAATCAGCAAACCGCTAAACTGAGTTGCGGTCAAAGTGCCAGTAGAGGGCACAAAAGACAGCTTGGTAGAGCTAGTCGTTGCGGGATTATTGCCCGTAGATGCTGCCGACAGAACTGGATACCAAGTTGAGCTAGAGCTTGTGTTGTCTGTGATCGTTACGTTGTTTGCGTTGGTTGCTGTAGTCGCAGTCGTGGCAGTTGACGCATTGCCCGTCAAAGCGCCCACAAAAGTGGTCGATGTAACGCTGGTCAGACCTGCAATCGTTGTAGCAGTTCCACCAAGGCTGATAGCCGTTGAACCAACGGTGATTGATGAGTTGTTAAGAGCAGAGTTAGGGATGCTGGTTAAAGATGCGCCAGAGCCGCTAAAAACCGTTGCCGTAAGCGTTCCAGTAGAAGGGTTGAACTGATACTTGGTCGAACTTGTGTATTCGGTTGTCAGATTGCCGCTAGTAGTAGCCGCAAACAATGGGTAACGGGTTGCGTTAGTGGTCGTATCGTCTGTGACCGTAGCGTAGGCCGTGGGAGTTGACCAAGTTGGTGCGCTTGAGCCGTTAGAGGTCAGCACTTGGCCTGTCGTCCCCGCTGCCGAAATAGCCAAAGCAGAAGCGCCGGAATAGACCACGCCACCAGCAACAGCGGTCAAAGCTGCATTTGTGCCACCATAAAGCAAACCGACAGCGTTGCCGTTCCAAGTGCCGTTTGTATAAGAGCCAGCCCATGAAAGCGTATTGGTTGACCAAGAAGCATTGGAAGGAATAGCGTTGTGATAATCCCAAGTGCCAGCAGCAATTGAGTTGCTCAACAAAACAACCGTGGCATAAGCACCCGATTGAATCGTCACAACAGTCGTGGCCGAGTTGTTTTGAACAACAATGGTTCCCGAAGACTGATTGTTGTTGAACGTAAAAGTCGCGCCAGCGGGTAGCGTGGTCGCATTGGGCAGTTGAATTGTTTGACCGCCAGAACCCGTGATGGCCCAATTTTGAACCGATGCCGCTGTTAGAACAATCGTTGTTCCGCTTGCAGCTTGAGTGGTATACCCTTCAAACAAGCAATTAGTGGTCACGTTGCCATTTGAATCACGCAGAACAACCGAATTAGCGCCGCTGGATGATGTCACGCCTGTACCGCCATTGGCAACCGCCAGAGTGCCGGACAGCGTAATAGCGCCAGCAGTCGCAGAAGAAGGCGTTAAACCCGTTGTGCCGCCACTAAACGTAGAGACAAAGTTGCCAGTAAGAACAGATGTAGGAATAGTCGTAGAGGCCGTAAAAGCCCCTGTGCCATTGCCATAAACATAGCCTGTCAGCGTAGTAGCGCCTGTGCCGCCATTAGTTACGTTAAGTGTGCCGCCAAGCGTTACAGAGCCAGTTGTAGCGGTGCTAGGCGTAAACCCTGTTGTGCCAGCCGAGAAGCTAAGAACGCCAGTATTGGCAATCGTTACTGCGCTGGATCCGTTAAAAGAGGAACCAGATAATCCAGTACCAATAGTAAGGGCGTTGGTAGTTTGGGCAGTAATCGTTCCGCTGCCACCCAAAGAAACGCTAACACCATTGAACGTAATGCTAGAGTTCGCCAAGGAACTATTGGGTATCGCCGCATTGATCTGGCTCGGTGCAATACTAATCGAGGTAGAACCAGCCGATGTTAGCTGACCCTGTGCGTTGACAGTAAAAGTGCCAACACTTGATGCAGAGCCATAAGAGCCAGCCGACACCCCTGTGTTGGTAATGCTAAACGTGTAAGAACTAAGGGTTAACCCTGTGCCAGCAAAATAACCCACAGAACTGGCAAGCTGCGACCAAGTAATTGGTGTCGTTCCAAGCGTTCCAGATGTAGGGATTGTGCAAGCCCAACCAGTATTTTGCTGAGTTGAGCCGTTTTGAATAAAGATAAATGCCGAAACCAACGAGGCGTAAGTAGCGCAATCAGTTGAACGTGACCAAGCGCCAGAAGCTGCGACATAAACGCCATTATTAGCTTGATTAGACTGATTTTTAACAAGAACTCGGTCGCCAGCTAGGGTAGTGTAGCCATCAATTGTTTGGAGGCCAGAAAGCGTGATATTGACCGTTGTAGCGCATTGGGCTTCAGCTTTGATCTGATAGCCTTGAGCCACCATATCAACATATGATTTATTAACAATATCTGTCGGGCTTGCTGGAGTATTAGCCACAGTCCCCGTGGTCGTAGCCATCGAGGTAAAAGTAGCAGCAGCAGGGACAGAACCACCAATAACTGAGCTATTGATAGTGGAATTTGTGATTGTCAGACCCGATTGGACGGGGTTGACAGAAGCATAAAAGGGCTGACCCTGACCGATAAACGTATTGAATGTGTTATCCAAATTGAACAATGCCTGAACAGGCAAAATGTTCTGGTCAACGGTCTTATTAGGGCCAGCCATTTTTTTCCTTACGATTGGTCAACCGTTGGAGTAACGTAAACCAAGTTAGTGCCAGCAGAGGCAATAGCGGTAACATACACGGGATATTGCATATTGACAGCAGGGACAGCGATCAAAATCGGCGTTGTCATTCCCGCTGGCAATACGAAATCACCAAATGTACCGTCTGTGGGAAGTTTTGCGGCATCACTTGAAATAGTGCTGAATTTAATTGCCACAGTAGCTGTACCAGTATTGGTGCAAGCCACAAAGTTAATCAAATCTGGCGTATTCGAGGTCAGCGCAACAGCAGAGTGGGCGCTAGTACCAACGGACAAGCCGAGGGTAAGCCCACCAAGTCTGAAAGCAGACGTGTTTGCCATGTTAGACAGCCGTTATAGGTGCAGGGCCTTCCAAGCGGGTAACTTGGATGGTGTAAGTGCCAGTATAGGGAGTAACAGAAGCAGCAGTCACGTTGGCAAACTGAATGGTCAGCACGTTAGCAGCCAAGCAATCAGCTTCAGCAATCACGATGCCAGCGATCTGCACACCATTCAGACCCAAAACGACAACGATGTCAGTCGTTTGCAGACCAGGCACAGAGAAGGTTTGAGCAGCGGTAGTGTTAGCAGCAACAGCAACGGGGGTCAGAGTAGGCTGAATGTAGAAAGTTTCGTGGGAATTGCCACGAGTAATTGTCGTAGATGACATAGGAATTCCTTTGCAAAAGGTTAGTTAATTGTAGCTTTAAAAGCAGAAAAAGCCATCTTTTTTAGGGATGGCCTTTCCTTACTTCACTTCAGATTACAGCAAGGGGGTGCTGAAATCGTAGCAGTAAACGTAGACGTCAAAGGTTGCGCCAGCCACGGGAGTGGTCAGGCCAGTAACGTTGACATACAGCGTTTGTGTGGTCAAAGCAGTAGTTTGTGCGGTAGGTGAAGTCACAGACACGCCGTTGACAGAAGTCAAGTTGGCGATAGTGACAGAGCCGTACAAGCTAGAGCCGCCAGAAGTGGTCGAAACACCCACAGCCAGACCAGTTGTAGTACCGACAGCAGCGCCATTGGCGTTCATGTTGGTAACAATTAGGGCTTGGGGCAAGAACACGCCAGTATTGATAACTGGAACAGCGTAGTTAGCAGTAGTGTTGGCAGACACGTTAGTCAGAGTTGCAACCAAACGCAGGGCTTGGTTAGTCAACACGTTCTGTGGGTGTGCCGATACTGTGGTTGATGGTCCTGGATTAGCCATTTTGAATATCCTTTCTTAATTAAGCTGCAACACGGCAAGCCAACTCTGGGTACAGAGGAGCCCAACCGTACAAAACGTCCAAACGGGTCGGAATACTGTCATTATTGCACTCTGTTACTTTCAGCCTTTCAGCTTACTGACCATCTTTCAATGGCGGGGTTAGTTCTTCGACTTACCCTCTGAGACTTCTTTTTTAAGTTGCGTCTCAGTTCAGACTATCGCATCAACCTTTTTACAGGTTGTCTTCTCACTTAGTCGTTCACGCTGCTTTTTATCGCTTGCGCCCTGTTGTCCACTTCTGGAGTTCCAAGTCAATCAGAGAAGATTTTTCCGTAATACCTTACAGTATTAGGCCACCAATGCAAATGACGAATCATTCGCAACGTTAATGGTATATTGACGTACGACACGCATAGACAAGCCAACTTCCTTATCGGAAGCACGACCAGCGAAATGGACGCCATCAGGCAATTCCAAGTCAGCCACAGCCAAGGTATAAGCATTACGGTGCATCATGATGTTCTGGGGTGAGGTCACGCCAGTATTGTTGAAGGCCGTAATGTTGGGGCTGTTGTAGCTGGTAACTTGCACGTTTTGGAACTGACCCGACACGATAATGGCGGGGCTAATGTTCACGGTAGTGCCAGTAGTAGCCACAG